CAAAAGAGGCAGCAACATACTTGGGTACAAGTATTAGTTCCTTAAACAAATGGCGTAACCATGATGGGCGAGATTTGCCTTTCGTTAAATGTGGTAGATTTATCCGTTACCGCAAAGAAGACCTTGATAGTTGGGTTCAGATGCATGTTGTGATGTCAGAAAACAATGAAACATATATTTGTAAAGCAGGTTAAATATGAAACATCAAAAAGTTCTAGAAAAAGAAATAAAGACAAGCGATAAGTATATCGATGTATTGGAAAAGGAACTTAAGAAAACCGAACAAGAGTATTTTGATCGTTCAGATGTAGGTCAAGGTATTGAATACGAGGTTGGCTATCAAGACGGAGTAAAATTTGCATTAAGGGAATATAAAAAGTGCGTTAGCCCCGTATCAATTGCAAAGATAATCTATAGATTTGTAAGAAAAAACTTTGGTGACAGTGAGGCAAATGATCCTTCGTGGAACATTCACTTGCTTGCAGAAGAAATAGCAGAAAAACTATAAGCATGAGGACAAAATGATAAACTATAATACATTTCCAGATGTGCTAACGGCTGCTGCAGAGGTTGCTAGTAAATTACGGATAAACAAGGAACAGGCAACAACAGAGTGTGATAAACAAGGGTTTATATTGGTTGGTATTTCCAAAAGCAACAAGACACTTAAGGCACAATTTATTCTAAGAGATAAAACATGTGAGGTAAAAATTCTAAACAGAAAAAGAGGTACGATCGTAAAGTTAAGCGTGCCAGAGGAAATGCTTCATAGGACATAAATCATAATCGGGGGGAAAGTAGCTATATTATACTACATACAGAGCAAGAATCAAGATCCACAAAAATATATTTTTATGGGCTTTTATTCCTGTTGAAATCAAGAAAAATTATAGTATTTTTTCATAAAAGATAAGGAAAGGAGTTGCCGGTTTGGCAACCCCTTTTTCGTTTTGGAGGAACAAAAACAAGAGGACGTTCATGACACAGTTGGACATCCAGACCGAGTATTTAGATATTGAATGCTTGGCAGATCGTTGGAAATGTAAAATTGGCATAATTGAGGTGCTGGCCGAAACAGGTAAAATAAAATGCTGTATAAGGCCTGCTGCCATCAAAAATGCGATAAAGAGCAGCAGGCCAACAACAGAAGACGAAAGCAATAAATTATCATATGTTTTAAGCAAAGACGAAATCTACGAATTATTCAGCAACCGACAGACTCCACACGCAATCAATATAGATAGGAAAAGTATCCCAGAAATGTCAGAGATAAATGTTTTATTCTCTGACATTATTGTTTATATCGAGAACGTCATTGAATTTGAAAACAAAGTTCATAATGTAACAGATGATGACTTTGAAATCCTTTCAAGTGATTTTACATACATCATGTGGCATGGCAGAGAGATGAAATTCGGTGTAAGCCAGGGCAAGATAATAGAACAGCTTTGGAAAGCAAGAGAGGCCGGCGAACCATGGGTGTATGGGAAACGGCTATTAACATCAATCGGGTCCGGTGCAGAACGAGTTAGATCTTTGTTCCATAAAAACAAGAACTGGAAAGATTTGATATTGACTGACTTTAAAGGGAAATATAGATTAAACCTGCCGCCAAAGAGATCATTGAATGGTGGGGTTAGTCTCGTTCAATAAATCATCAACCGAGGCTACACGTTTGCGGCGGCCGATATATTCAATAACACTATTGACTTTTTTATCCTGCACATCATAGGTCAGCACAAAGTAGTGCTTTTTATCAACAGTTGGCAGTTCAATGGAAACATGACGGTTGCCAGCATCGGTCATCGATGCCATCTTGATCATATCCAAAATAAACCGTCTCGTGTATTTCATGTTTTAAGTATAAGCAATTAGTTATTTGTTTTCAACAATTCCATCACCGGAAACATCAATGATATCATCAAACGGAATCTTGGTTTTTACAATGGTCAGATAACGGAACTCTGGATCAATCCTCGTAACAATTCCTTCGATATTCACATAGGCATCGGTCTGATAATAACGCACCCGGACCATCATGTTCTTTTTGACCTGATTGAGTTTGTCAGACAGACGTTCCGCCTCATCAGCCACAATCTCTTTCTTTGGTTCAACCACGCGATTTTTGGCCTGGATCATATCATAATAGCCACGCAATGCGGCAAAGGGCATAAACTGTTTTGCTCTGGATGTATCAGCCATTGTGACCTCCTACCATTTTATTGCGTGCTCGGCCGGTGGATTTCTCAAAGTAATTGATCCCACGCAGAACAGCATTTTTGCCAAACTTTTCCTTGATACCCAGCAGTGCATGCTGCAAATCTTTTTCCTTTTTCTCTGCGTCCAGATCGGCAAAAAGATCCAGTTGCAGGTGTGCGGTGTCTGCATCTAACAAATGACCAAGGCCGATGGACAGGCGGCGAATAGGAACACCTTTGACTGTTGTATCTTTGTAAAGTTGTATGAATTCACGCACAATGGATTTGAATGAAGAGGTGTGCGCTGGTAATTTCCTGCTGCCTCCGGTTGGACGATGGACATCTTTTGAATAACCAATGCCAAGGAACAGTTCATCAGACACCAGATTCTTTTCAACCAATTCCAGTACCAAATTATCCACCATTTCCTGCATAACGATTAAGGCATCATCGTACTTATAGTCCTCAAACAGAATTTGACTGTTGGACAAGGAATGCGACTTTGACTGGTAATTATGAATGTCTGCGATGGTACATGGTTCAACACCATTGGCATGATCAATCAAGTATTCTGCGTTGGTGCCGAACTCTTTGTAAAGAACTTCCGGTGCAAGCTGGGTTACACTATACAGATCATAGACACCATATTTTTCAAGACGCTTTGCAATGCCACCACCGATGTTCCAAATGTCTGTAATCGGTCGATGATGCCAAAGCTCTTTCTTAAATGAATCAATATCCAGATAGCCGATATGATCCGGAACCTTTTTTGCTGTGACATCAAGGGCAACCTTGGCCAAAAACAAATTGGTGCCAATGCCGGCAGTAGCACAAATGCCGGTCTCTGCTTTAATGGCATCCATCAGCATAATGGCCAGTTCCTTTGGTGTCTTTTTATACATCTTGAGATATGGGGTGGCATCAAGGAAACATTCATCGATGGAATAGACGTGGATATCTTCGGCCGAAATGTAACGCAGGTAAATACCATAAATCTGTGCGGAAACTTCCATATACTTTTTCATGCGTGGCATGGCAGTAACGTATTTGATGTCCTTGGGTATCTCAAACACCCGACAGCGATTCCGGACACCAAGGGCTTTCATCGCAGGGGTAATAGCCAAACAAACCGATCCAGAACCCCGAGATGGGTCAGCAACAACCAGGTTATCAGTAAATGGATCAAGCACCCGGTCAATCGCTTCAACCGAGGCAAAAAAGCTTTTCATATCGATACAAAGATAAACCTTATCTGCCATGACGGAAACAGTATAGAAAAAACAAAGAAATAAGTAAAGAACCACGAGGTGTGCCACAGGTGTACCGGTGGTGTACCACCTCTCCGCCCCCCGTCCGCCCCCTAGGTGTGCCGCTATGTATGCCAGCTTCCCCACCGACAAAAGTAATGTAACGCAATAGAGTGAAAGTATATCGAAATCATAAAAAAGGAGAATACATATGGAAGATATGCTTAAAACTCACATTCGTCTAACTGAATCCGAATTGGCAGAATATTGGGGGGTAAAAAAAAGCACATTGCAGAAGTGGAGGACACATGGTGTTGGTCCGGTCTATATAAAACTTGGTTCAAAAGTGGTCTATCCAAGAGAGTCAATCATAGCATATGAAAAGAGCAGAATGTTCCTGAGTGCCGATAAAAAAGTGACATCATTAGATGGGGGCAGTGATGAAAAATGAGGTATCAATATGTCCCGTCTGTGGGCGCAAAATCACTGAATATAAACATTCAATCAATAAAACCTTGGTGTCGTGCTTACATCGTCTCAATGCACTGGGTGGTCGTGCAAGATTAGATAAGATGCAATTAGATAATACGCAATTTGCCAATTTCCAAAAGCTAAGATATTTCGGTCTTGCAATTCCAACAAATGAAAATAACGAATGGCAGATAACAGATCATGGAATCTGGTTCCTACAAGGAAGAATTCAAATATCTAAATCAATAATAACACGAAATGCAGCGGTAATTCGTAAAAGTACAGAACTTGTATTTATTAACCAAGTAAAAGACTGTGTTGATTACAAGGTTGCGTGGAAAGAACAGGCAAGACAGCCGAACCTATTCGACAAATAAGGATAAAAGATGAAAATACTGTTGGATCCAAATGTAGCAATTTTGATTAAGGATTTATCAGATGCAGACTGTGCTGAAATACTCAGGTGCATATTTGAATACCCAAACAGAGATTGTGAAATTGGACTTTGGAAATACATAAAAACTCAGATAGATCGAGATGCAAGGAAATATAAAGACAAGTGTGATCGTGTAGCTCAAGCGAGAGATAATCATGCACTGAAATCAAGTATGAAATCAGGTATGAAATCAGACATGATTTCAGGAGTAAAGATAAGTAGTATAGAAAATAATAATGAAAAACATATTGTTATTGAAAAAGAAAAAGATAGTAGTAATGCGCAGTTGCCTGTTGAAAACTCTGTTGAAAACTCCGAACCCATTGTTGAAAACTTTTTAATAGATGATTCTTTTTCTTTCCAGAGTTTATGTAAAGCAGTTCCAGCATTCAAGCAATACTTCGCTTGGTATTTGCCAGCAATCATTAACAGAGCAGAGAGAACACTCAAACAAAAACGACATGGTCAATTTCTGACAAGGAAACAAATTGTTGAGTGGATTGAGCAAGAAAGAACTTTTTACGAACAAAACCATAAGGATGAAAAATGATAGAACAAACATGGGATGAAGAAAAAGTAAAGTACTGGTTAAATGTAGCAGCAGCAGTAGATAAAGCATTGCCGCCAGTAAGGATACCAAAAGTAACAGGTCAAAAATGGGATATCATCAGGGAATGGTATGAATTGTTATGGGATGATAACAAGGATGTCGTGCCGCGATTTCAGCCAACAAATGAACAAATATCAATGTGGGAAGAAGTAGTTTTGCGCTGGTTCAAATTGATAGATAGTGATAAGGATAAAAAGATTGTGTGGATGAGATCTTGTGAAATATGCTATTCAAAGATCAGCCGAAAACTTGGATTGAGTCGTCAGACACTAACAACAAGGTATAAACGTGCAATCGAAAATCTAACAAAGGCATTGAATAAAAAATATCCTAAAATAGTCTAAATTTTTTACCTATATGTAAGTGCCTGAATCTATATCCTAAAATGTCGTAAAATGTAAAGAAACTTTGCCTTTACACTTTCGCAAAAATAACATAGTATTTTCGATATAATAGGACACTAATATACGAAACCACCGACAAGGTGGTTTTTTAATACGCAAAATGGCAATCATTAAACTTGAATTATCATCATCGGATAACACCAAGCTGATGACCCTGTGCGAAAAAGATGTCCTATTTACTGCTGCGAAATCATTGACTCAAACGGCACAAAAAGCACAGGAACAAATACAACAGCATTTGCATTCCACCTTTGTGTTAAGAAAACCGAATTTTGAGAAATCAATCAAAGTGCGGCCAGCCAACAAAGAAACACTTCAAGCAAGTGTGTATACGATGGCAGGCTTTGCAACATTGCAGCAAACAGGCGGTAGACGTATCGCAAAGACCGGACGGTTAGCAATTCCGCAGTACGATGACCTGCGTGAAATAAAAGCCGTCCGGAAAACCAATCAACCGGAATCATTTTTGATGAATTTGAAATCTGGCGGACTGGTTATTGCACGAAGAAAGAACAAAGACATTGAGATTTTATATCACATTAAAAACGTTGCGCTGGTTCCAAAGAGATTGCAGATGCTCGAAATAGGAACGGACACAGCACAGAAAGAATTTCCTCGCATATTTTCTAAGAACTTACAATAGGTTGTTGAAAAAAATAGGTTCTGTCAGAAATAAAAACTATCGAGGGTAACGGCGAGCAAAACACCTTGCTACACATAGAACTAAAAAAGGTGTTCGCAGTTCGCACTTGATGGCTGTGTGTCGCAGAAATCGGGCATTGTTAGGTGCGAACACCTAGTGCGAACACCTCAACCAAAGAAAGGAAAGGATATGAACATTGATTATAAAGATTTACAACTTGGTGTTGAATACGTAGACATCAATTTGATAAAACCATTTTCCAAAAATCCAAGAACGCACAGCAAGGAACAGATCCAACAGATCGTCACATCGATGATGAAATTTGGTTGGGTCAATCCGATACTGGTTGATGAAAACTATGAAATCATCGCTGGTCATGGAAGATTGCTGGCCGGAAAGGAATTGGGATATGACAAAGTTCCTGTCGCACAATTAAAACACCTCAGCAAAGACGAAAAACTTGCGCTGTTGATTGCTGATAACAAAATTGCAGACAACGCAGGATGGGATGAAGAATTGTTGCAGCAGGCAATGGAGGAATTGCATAATGGCAGTTTTGATTTAGAGGCGTTGGGTTTTTCCAACAAAGAGTTGGAAAAGATCAAGGCATCGTTTGAATCAGAAAGGCAAGCAGCCGAGGTTGAAGATATCGTGCCGGATGTAGAACCGGAACAGATAGTCAGCAAGATCGGCGACCTGTGGCAACTGGGGGAACATCGTTTGTTATGCGGCGATGCATGCATAGCTGAAAACTACGACAAGCTGATGGATGGCGAAATGGCTAACATGGTATTCACTGATCCACCATACAATGTCGCATACGATGAAAGCTTCCGAAACAAGAACGAAAAAGCAGAAAATCCAAGGTTGATAAAGAACGATAACCTGGGGGATGAGTTTCAAGAATTCTTGACCAAGGCGATGATGAACATACTGGAACACACAAACGGATCGGTTTATGTGTGTATGGGTGGCAGCGAACTGCACACTTTGTATCACGCATTTGAAGATGCCGGTGGAAAGTTCGAGGCATACATCGTATGGGTTAAAAACACCTTTACATTGTCCAGATCCAAATACCAACACCAACACGAATGGATGGTGTTCGGCAATACGGAGTCGGTATACAAAGAACAACACGAGGCAATCCTGTTGGGAAAGAATCCAGGTGACACTGCACCTTGGTACGGTGGTCGGAACCAAACAGATGTATGGAACTTTGACAAGACAACCAACAACGATTTGCATCCAACAATGAAACCTGTGGCATTGATAGAACGAGCCATCAACAATTCCAGCAGAACAATGGACATTGTCCTGGATGCGTTTGGAGGATCCGGATCAACATTGATAGCTGCAGAAAAGACTAACCGCCGCTGCAGAATGATAGAATTAGATGAGAAATATGTGGACACAATAATCAAACGCTGGGAAGACTTCACTGGTCAAAAAGCCATACACGTTGAAACCGGCAAAACATATGCAGAGCTAGCGGCAGAACGCAAATGATTAGACCATGGCATCATTATCAATCAGAGCTTATGCGAAACACAGAGGGGTATCTGATGCTGCCGTTCGTCGTGCAATAGATGATAAACGCATCACGTTATTGCCAGATGGACAAATAGATCCAGAGATTGCAGATAAAGAATGGGATGAAAACACTGATAAAAGGTTTCAACCAAAGCCAGCAGTAAGTCCTGTGCCGGAACCAGGCACAGGTATATCTCTGCAAAAAAGCAGAGCCAACAAAGAACTGTTTGAGGCACTGCTGAAGAAACTGGAATACGAAGAAAAGTCCGGGAAACTGGTGGAAATAGCCAAGGTGGAAATGGAGGCCTTTGCTGCAGCCAGGGTGGCAAGAGATAGATTGCTGTTGATACCAGACAGGGTCGCACCGATCATTATCGGCGAAACCGATATGTTCGAAATCAAAAGGGTTCTGCGTGAGGAAATAATAAGAAGTTTACAAAACTTAACGGACTTTTTACATGGTGGAACTGGATCCGGATAGTTTTTTTATTTATGCGACAGCCGAGGGATACAGGCCAGATCCTGACCTGACAGTAACAGAATGGGCAGATAAGAACCGTTACCTGTCGAGTGTTGCATCTAGTGAACCAGGTAAATGGAAAACCGAAAGAACACCATACCTGCAAGAAATAATGGACTGCTTGTCACCAAACCACCCTTGCGAAAGAGTGGTATTTATGAAAGGTGCGCAGGTAGGCGGTACGGAATGCGGAAACAACTGGATGGGTTTCTGCATTTGCAACGCACCAGGGCCAATGCTGATTGTAAATCCAACAACAGAAACGGCCAAAAGAACATCCAGAATGCGTATTGATCCGGCAATAGAAAATTGTCCGGCATTACGTGAAAAGATAAAAAGCCCACGATCAAGGGATAGCGGCAACACGATGCTGATGAAAGAATTCCCAGGTGGGATCTTGATCATGACCGGTGCGAATTCACCAGTCGGATTACGATCACTTCCTGTTCGCTACCTGTTCCTGGACGAGGTGGATGGCTTCCCAGATGAGGCCGGCACCGAGGGCGACCCAGTAGATTTGGCGGTACAAAGAACTGCAACGTTCAACAACCGCAAAATCTTTATGGTATCAACACCGACCATCAAGGATGCGAGCAGAATTGAGCAAGCATTCCTGGAGGGCGATCAACGATACTTTTATGTACCATGTCCGCACTGTGGCCATTACCAAGTGCTGCGCTGGCGCAATGTGATATTTGATCCAAAGAATCTCACAGAGGCAGTTTATAAATGCGAAGAATGTGAGGCAATTTGGCACGATTATCAAAAGGAACTGATTCTCAAAAAAGGCAGATGGATAGCAACAAACCCAGATGCAAATCCTGGGGTGGTGTCGTTTCATTTGTCATCGTTATATTCGCCGCATGGCTGGACCAGCTGGACGAGTATAGCAAGAGAGTTTCTGGATTCCAAAGACGACCCGTCACGTCTGCAGGTATGGACCAACACAAAGCTGGCCGAAACCTGGGAAGACATGGCAGGCCAACAAATAGATCCGACAAGTCTGATGGTACGCAGAGAAAAATGGGGTCCGGAACTGCCGAAACAGGTTGTGATATTGACCTGTGGCGTGGACGTGCAGGACAACCGTTTGGAACTGGAAATCGTTGGCTGGGGTCGAGGCGAAGAATCCTGGTCTATCGATTACCACGTTCTGTATGGCGATCCAAGTACACCGGAACTGTGGGCGCAGTTAGACGAAGTGCTAAGCCGCAAATATCCGCACAGCAAAGATGTGCCGGACTTACCGATTGCAGCAACATGCATCGACAGCGGCGGACACTATACGGATTACGTCATCAATTACTGCCACGCACGCAGACTGCATGGTGTATTCGCCATCAAAGGTGTGGGTGGTGTTGGCAAACCAATTTGGCCTGCAACAGCCAGTAAAAGTTACACAACCAAAAAGCCTGTGTATCTGATTGGGGTAAATGATGCGAAAGATATTCTGATGCGCCGGTTACATTTGGAAGATAGCAGCGGACCTGGAGTCTGGCACTTTCCATCGGATCGAGAATCCGATTGGTTTGAGCAGGTTACGAATGAAGTTGCTGTAAAGAAACTGAGCAAAGGTCGTCTGATCCGGGAATGGGTGCCACGTAAAAACGGCGTGCGAACCGAGGGGCTTGACTGTCGTGTGTATGCGTATGCAGCATTGCGAGGACTGGTCCGGAACTTCCGTTTGAACCTGGACCTTGGGGCAGATAAATTGGCCGAGGCAAAGATGAAACAACCACGCAAAGTGGCGGTTACTCAACCACAAAACAGGCCTGAGCCATCAGTGCCGATCCAACCACGTGGCAGAACCGTACGAAGTCGGGGGATAGAATGACAACAACCATAAAAATCAAAACCTATGAAGAACAATTGGTCGAGGTCCAAGATGCAATAACTGCGATTCTGACCGGTGCTCAAGAGGCATCGTATAACAATCAACGGGTTAGGAAAGCAGACCTATCAGCATTACAGGCCAGAGAGCAATATCTCATGAAACAAATTGCATTGAAAAAACGTGGTGGCATTCCAGTTCGTGGTGCCACCCCAGTATAAAAATATTGAATTTTATTAAACAATGTAGTATAGGTGGTGGTATGATACAATCGCAATTTAAATCTTTGTTAACTCAATTAGAAACGGCAAATCAGCACATGGATGAACTGGTAAAGTTGCTAGACACTTCATGGGTTGACCGCTTGTTTGATCCGACAACAATTATAGCACTAGTTGTTGCTTTGTTGGCAGGGATGCAGTGGCTTACATCTGAAAAACAACGCAAGCAAGAAATTTTTGAAAAACGTTGGGAATTGTATTCACGTGTATTTGATTTGTATTACCAACAGCAGGTATTAAATCAAAAAATTGATGTTAAGAAGTTGCTACCGTATGCAAATGAGGCGAATTTTTTATTTGATAAAAATGTTGCTAAACATATCATGGGATTGGTTTCTTTTAAGGGCAAGGATTTAGATTATGACTGGTTTAATAAACCCTTCAAAAGATATATGAGGATCAAATAATGCCGGAATCCAATGAATATGAAATCAAAGTAGATTATGTTCCAGGGAGAGATGATTTAGCCAACAGTTTAATGGCTTTGGGTAAGATAGTTGAGGGGCATAAAGAAGTTGCCAACGCTCTATTAAGTGCTTCAGGGGAGGCAGAAACTATTTCAACATCCGTAGAAATGCAAAGCATTGAGCGTGGTTCAATAAAGTTAATTTTTAAGAAAATATTTAAGAAAAAAAACGGTAATGTTTTAGAAGATAAAGCGTTAAATCAATTCATAAATGATGCAACGGGAACATTAACTAAATTTGTGAATGATAACAACGAAGTAAAAAAAGAAAACATTGACAAGATCCGACAACAATTGATTAAGGACTACAATGGAGCTGGTGGTTTCAACCCTCTGTCCATTGGAACCATGAAAGACGATCAGATCGTTCAGTGTTTGAAGTCGTTAGAAGTTCCAAAGGGTTTGCTGGGAGCAGAACAAGGTGTAAAAGCAACATTCCTGGGACAAACGTATGATATGAACAAAGCTTTTACCGTAGATGAAACAAAAATAGAAAAGGAATATATAGAAACGGAAGTCGTTAAAAATCAAGAGGTATCTATACAGGTTAAAAAACCGGATTATGTCGGAACCAGTAAGTGGACGGTGGTATACAACGAAAAATCAGTTGATGCTAAAATAATGGACGAAAAATGGTTAGGAAAGTTCCAGAACAGCGAGTTGCCACCGAGTGAGTTTCCAAGCCCAAAAGACACAATGGTGGTAAAAGCTGATATCACTATTGAAAGGAAAGACGGGAAAGAACAGAATGTGGAAATGGAAATAAAAGAAGTTCTTCGTGTGCATAAATACATACAAGCGGACATGAAACTTTTTTAATTACGTTAATATCAATCGAAGACACGCGGGAGCGTGTCTTTTTTTATGGGGTAAGCAATGAACAAGATTAAAATACCACCACAAAACTTTGTGGATAAAGCGATTTCGTGGATATCGCCACAGGCAGGTCTAAGACGTTGGCAGGCACGAACCCAGATGGCAATTCTGGGCGGTTATACCGGTGCCAGTAAAAGTCGCAGACAGACACAGGCGTGGAATCCGGTTGGCGGTTCAGGCGATAATGTAACACTGGACGATTTGCCAGTGCTGCGTGATCGTTCTCGTGATCTGCTCCGCAATGCTCCGTTGGCAGTTGGTGCCGTCAGCACTGTTGTGACCAATGTTGTCGGAACAGGACTGAAACCGCAGGCACACATTGATCGTAATGTTCTGCGGCCTTATCTGAAAACTGACGAGGCAATGGAAGAATGGGAAAACAAAGCGGAACGGATATTCCAGATCTGGGCATCAAATCGTGATTGCGACATAACACGTGGTCAGAACTTTGCAGAAATGCAAGCTTTGATTCTGCGGTCTTGTTTGGAATCAGGCGATGTGTTCGCATTACGCAAATACAAAGAACGTGCCGGCACACCGTTTGGAACCGCAATTCAAATCATAGAGGCGGACCGTATCGCCGATCCGGACGACAGTAACGAAAATATCGTGGCTGGCGTTGAAATGGACGATGATGGTGCGCCAATTGCATATCACGTTGCGAACCATAACCCAGACGATTATCAACATGGTGCGCTGGAATTCGTAAAGATACCGGCATTTGATGAAGATGGATATCGTCAAATGTTGCACATATTCACAAGGGTCAGACC